TCTGGTTTTTCAAATACTCTATCGTTTGGATGAACTAGTTTTACATTTTTAAGTTGGTATCTTTGTATACTTCCGTCTCCTCTTTCTGATCTAACATCTAGATCGAAATGCTGACCTACTGTACTTTCGTCTTCTCCTAATGTCTTTCTTACTTTTTTAGTGCCTGCAGCATATTGTTCGCCTGCACCGTTACTCCAACTAGCACCATTTGTAACACCGCCACCTGTAGTAGAACCGCCACCAGCAGGAGCTGCTGCTGCACCTCCGTCTTCGGTCAAACCTAAAGTTTGCTTCATTATCTCGATAGCTCTCTCAGGTTTAATTAATCCTTTTTCGATTAAAGCGAGAGTGAATTGAATAAGCTCCTCATCAGCACCTAAGCTAGTCATAGAGTTTTTCAACCAATCTTGATCTACTTCTTCTCTTAAAAATTGTGTGGCAAACTGATTATTCATTAGTTGATAGCTTTAAGCTCGCTGATTAATTGATAGTATTGCATTAGACCAATAAGTACTTCGTCTTTAATAGCTTCGTTAGGACTCATAGGTTTAATGAAATTTAAAACTTCATTCAATTTAATTTGAAGAACTTTATCTTTTGTAGTAGCTTTTAAGCTTGTAATTTCAGTCTTAACCTCTAATAACTTAGTATTTAGGTAGGTTCTTAACTTAGTAGTATCTGAAATATTGTTAATATATTCTTTTAGTAAATCTCTTTGCTCATTAGATAAACCTGCATATCTGTCGTTAAATTTCTCAACAAGAATCTTATAAGCAAGTATTCTAATCTCTTTATCCTCTTTCATAAACTCCTCTACCACCTTAGAAGCTACCTTTCTTTCAGTTAAAGATTCTTTAGTGATATGCTCAAGAAGACTTAACTTATTGGTAATGATTTGTTTAGTATCATGTACTTCTGTAGAGATTTGATTCTCAATAAGTGTGTAGATTGACGCGTAGATTTTGTAAGTCTCGATCTTTGCTTTAAAAAAGTTATCAATATCATAAGACTTCTTAATTTCTTTGATTAAGTTGTACTTTTCTTTATCAAGTTTAACTCTATCAAGCTTTTTTGCTTGTTCTACAATGGTGGTTACTAAGATTTCAGCCTTGGTTTCACTAAGTTTTGGTGAGTTCAACACACTACTATAGAGGTTGTACTCTTTTCCTAACTCTGTGTCTGTAAAGTATTTCTTAAATACCTTTACGGCTTTAGGGTCTTTATTAGACATCAAGTCAGACGTTGCTTGTCTGACTAAAAGTTCGAATAAAACACCCGTATTTTTGTATTTGCTATGTTTGATCATTACTATTTAGCTTACTAATAAATATCAACGTATTATATTAAATCTGAATCTGGTTTAATGCGGTCTTCATTAAGGAGTTGGCTTGGTTCGTCATACAGATTTACTCTTTTTTTCTTGAAAGCCTCTAGAGCACTTTTATTCTGCTGATAAGCAGCTGTTGTTCTAGTATAGTCTTCTTTAAGAGATAATGCGCTTCCTCCATGAAATTTATGTCTCAAACTGTTTCCAGCCTCGCCTGATTGTGGTTTTGACTTTAGGTCGTATGTACCCATTCTATCTCTTCCTAATGGATCGTCTGCTGTATTAATCAACGATACCTTATTCTCCGGTCTTCCTGGAAGCTTGGTAGGTTCTGAAGGATTTTTCTCATTATATCCTTGAGGAATGTTTTCACTTGAAAGAGGGGCTGTACCGTATCCACCATACATTGAAGCAATTTGATGTGGCGTACCATAGGCTTGACCTGATTCTGCTGGGTCATTTCCTTCTTCTTCTATTTGCTTCATTCTAAACATTCTCTTCTTATCCTCTACAACCAAGTCTCTATATTCGTCAAACTCCTCTTCTGAGAATTGAAACAATTTATCGTAAATCCAGTCAGTTGGTAAGAAGCTAGTCTCCATCATCTGTGCAGCTAGGTCCATTTTCTCTTTCATTAAAGCTACTCTCTCTTGCTCGTAAATAATAGAAGGAGTGGTTAATGTTAAGTCAAAGTTAGTTAACGACTCGTCATCATACCCGTGTGCATATAGGTGAACTAATGCAATTTTAGTCAATTCGCTGATAACTATACGTTGAATTCTTTCAATAGTACGTGCAAAGCGAATATCTTCTGCTGCTAGTGTAGCTTTACCTGTTAAATCCTTTTCGTATCCTAAGAAAGCCTTAGGGATTTTCAATGCAGCAAATAACTTGTTAAGAAGGTAGTTAATATCCTCAATACCGTTGTATTCCAAAGGCGGAGCGTTCTCTATTCTAGTTGATTGATCATTACCACGAACAGGGATGAAAAAATCTTCAAGCATGTTCTGTACGTTGTAATTCAAATTATATTGACCTGTCTTACCGTCAATAAGAGGAGTTTTTTTCATCTTATTGATCATTCTTTGCATATAATTCTCAACTTCTGCAGGAGGTATAGCACCTACGTTTACATAGAAGATTCTTCTTTGAGGTGCACGAGTTAATCTGTGAACCATCATCGCATCTTCCATCAACACATATTGCTTATATAATTTACGACCTGGTTCTAAGTAAGAACGGCCATAAGGTAGGTAATTAATGTCACCTATTAATCTAAGGTGAGCCATCTCGTAATTATAGAACGTAATACCCATATCTGTGTTCTGATATGAAGTAGAGTAACCGGCAGTAGCACCTAGTGCAGCTGTTGGATCATACTTAAAAATTACTTCTGATGGATTATTTGGGTTAGTACCTTCAAGTCTTACGATGTTGTAGGCTGAGAATGGTATTACATTATAAACACCAAACTTTTCGGCTACTTCAAGCTTAAGAAAGAAATCGCCATACTTACACATATTTCTAATCCAAAACCAGAGGTTAAATTCAATGTTAAGTATGTCATAAAAGAGGCTGTAAAGTATCTTTTGAATGTTTTCATCTGCTGATCTAATTTGTATAACATCTCCTTGAGTATTTTTAAGTGTACATTCGTCAGCAATAATATCTAATGCAGAGGCAATAATCGGATCTGTATCCATTGCTTCGTAATCTGCATAGATTTGAACACGAGCTGATTGATAATTCTGTGCTAAATTTAAATTAACACCATAAGAGGTAGAAGTCGTATAAATACGATTAAAACGATCGACAAGTGCGTTGGTTTGTAAAACACCGTCTACTTGAATGTTGTCTACGTCTACTGTTCTTAACTCTCCACCGTCATTTCTAATGATAACATCAGTGGAAAACAACCTTTTAAGGGTTGAAAACAGATTTCTCTGCGGTTGTTGTTTTTGTTCTTCTGCCATATCTAATAAATATCTTTGTTATAAAAGCCAAGTAAGATCATCCTGTCCATTAACCACTGGCATTTGCCATGGATTTTGTTGATTACTGTAATTTCCTACGTTATATACTTCAAATCCTCCATCTCCTCCTGTTTTAGAGTAATTGTTAAGACTTGCATAAGTTAAATCCATAGCTGTTTGTCTAAATCGAATAGCTGTATCACGTAAGAATAATCCTATAAAGTAAGACATTACTAAATCGTCATTATACCCTTGCATTGCTTGTGCTCTTGCATCTCCATCCACTCTACCCTTCCATATAAATACTCTTAATTCATCTAATAGTCTCTGAGATCTAATTACTACACTTTTTTCGTGTATAAAAGATTTTGATTTATCAATTACAAGAGGTCTAGTTTTTGAAGTTGTACCAAAACCCGGTACCATCCCATCCCCTCTATCGAATTTAGAAACGTATAAATCAATTTGAGTACCTACTACATCTGACTTAGGTGAGTAGTATAAATTTGAATATCCTATCTCTACAATTGTCATCACTACATCCCATCCTATATTAGCATTCTCTACAACAAGTAGAGCATTGTTCCACTCTACAGCGCGTGCTACTAATTTGCGGGCAAATTCTTTAGTTGAAATTTGATCCTTATATTCAGCAACTTGAACCATAGTATCTACTTCCATGACATGATAAACGGAATAATCCGCACCATCACCTCTCGCCACGTCGGCCATTATCATATAAGTTTTCATAGGATCTGGATAATCCCATAGCCAATATGCTTGGTTCATGTCTAATCTTTCTTTTGGCTCTCTAACGGTATTTAATTGATACCAATTTAAAATTTCGGGTTCAATTACTGTATTACCTGAAGTACTGAAGTCACAATCGCACTCCTGTGCTGCTGCTCTTATACCTAAGTCTTTAGTTTGTTGATCACGCCACTCTTGATTTCTCTCAGGGTGAACGGTCCATGGTAGACTTATAGGAAGGAAGTTATTTTCTTCGTTTTGTGCTTTAACAAACTGTTTATGAAACCAGTTACCAACACCATTAGGTGTGGATAAAGCAATACAACGACCTCCAGTTGCTAAGGTTTGTTGTGCAGCAGTAAAGATGTCTTCAATTCTATCAATGAACGCAGCCTCATCTATTACTAGTAATGATACCGCCTCTGAACGTGCAGAGTCTGTAGCTGCCGATACGGCTTTAATTTGAGAACCGTTTTTAAGTCTTAAAGAAAGTCTATTATGTTCTAATACCGGTAGCTGCATCCATGAAGGTAAGTTGTCGTAAGCAAATCTTACTTTGGTAACCATATTTTTGGCTGTAGCTTGAGTAGTTGCAAGTACAAGAATGTTTTTATCTTGTTCAAATAGCATCATCCATAAGGCAAAGGCAGAAGTTAAGGTAGAAATACCTAACTGTCTTGACTTGTTGATAATCGAATAGTCATGCCTTTGAAATAAATGTAGGACTTTTTCCTGGAAAGGATATAGGTTGAAGGTCATTCTACCCTTGGTAGGGTGTTGAATGGTGTAGTACTTCTTCATGAAGTATGCAGGGTCCTGTTTACATTTAATAAGCTCTTGCTTTATAGCATCGCTTATATTTACTTTGGACATTGTTTTTTATTTATAACCAACTAGATCGCCTCTTCTTCGCTATCGGTGTCTAATGTGACATTCATAGCTTGATCTAAGTCGGCTCTTAGTTTCTTAATTTGCATTGGTATGTTACCAATTGCTTGTTTGTATTGATCTAAACCGATTACATCTCCTTTTAACTGCATCAACAATTTATCTTTTTGTGCTTCTAAGTCTTGTAATTGAGCTTGCTTTTTATGTATACCTGTTAAAGAAGCATCACCTTGTTTAACGTCTTTTGCAGTTGGCTCTACGTCGAAATCTCCGTTGTCTGTACTTGCAGTAGTCCAATCCTCTTGATCTTCTTCTTCACTTCCATCGTCAAACATTTCCTCATCATCGCCTACTGGCATAGTCAAGTTAGTATTGTCATCTTCTTCCATTGCAGACATTCTAGTTAAACTGTTTTCAACTAAGAATTTTTTAATATTGAATTCCATATTAGTAATTTACTAATAAATAGTTTAGTATTGAGGATCAAAGTACATCGCATCGGCAACAGGAATAGCTTTTTGCTGATTTATTAAGCTTTTCCACTCATTTTTAGAATATTTAATGCCAAATAAGTAATATTCCGGAGCTAATTTCTCTTCTTCTGCGTAAATTACTGCTGGGCCTATTGTAGAATGCATTTTATTAGGCTTTCCTGTAACTTCAAGGTAACTTAACGTCTTTCCGCAGACAGTTTTCATTGTTTTTATTGTAGTATGTGTTCTCATAGTGTTATTTACTTGAAATATAAGTTAAATAATTCGAATTTCCAAAAAAAACCCGGCTTTTTTAGGGCCGGGTTTAGGAGCTATAATACTGAGACTATAGCGGGGCATATTTTTATGATTCTGTTTCTTCTGCTGTTTCTTCTGCTGAAGTTGTTTCTCCGGGTGCTTCTTCTGGCTCTTCACCTGCTACCTTTTCGCTACCTTCTGCACCTTTGGTTTCAATTGGATTACCTACTGCAAGCAATCTAGCAATTGCATTTGTAGCTCTTTCTCTCTCACCTATCGTTTGTAAGTAAAATTTCTTACCTGCAATAGAAGCTTCATAAGCTTTACCTAAGAAGGTAAGTGTGAAGAATTGGCCGTTATGTAAAATAATTTTAAAAGTAGTTGGTTTTGGAGCAATAATGTATATACCTGTAACATAGTCTTTAAACGCTGGAGTCATTAGCATCTCCAAGGTCTTTTGTAAGGTTGGGTACTTAGTTAGCAAGAAGTTAATTGGGTCTTCATCGAAAGATTGTACGTTAGGCTCCATTGCTTCTACTTCTCTAAGTACTAATTTTTTTATAATGTCTTTGTTTGTCATATTATGCTAATAGTGTATGGAATTCTTTAAAGTGCTTAATACGATCTTCTAAACCAATTGTACCGCCGTTAACTCTTTTAGTTACTTTAGTTACAACTGCATCAGTAGCTCCTTCATCAGCAATTTTATGTAAGCCATTCTTGTGAAAAAACCATGCAGCAGATGCTAAAGGATACTTTGTAGCAACT